TTCTTACGAAGAGTCATAAAACCATTCTCAGAAATGGGAACAGTACGACTGTCGTAAGTCAACGTAACAAAATGAGACGAAAGACAAATCTTGTCCTCCTGAAGTAAACGAAATACCCACTGATTAACACGACGATCCTTACACGGAGGACACTTACCACAAGGAACGGGGACCTTCTCTAAAGCTGCTTTAGGAAGAACCCAATAAGGAGTATCACACTTCATATCTGAGGAACACCAAAACGAGGAAGTTTACGAACAGAATTAATCTGATAATAAAAATGAGCAAGGATATGATCCTGAGTCTCATCAGTAACGGCAAAAATTCGCGTTGTAGGATCGGAAGCGATAAAATCCTCATTGAGAGCTGGATCATCCTCAAAAATACGACCCATGTGCCAATCTGAAAGCGTAGTACGCATCTGACCAGCAACGCGAGAAGGCCAAAACTTATACTCACTGTAGCGCGGAATGTAACCGAAATCAGCCTCTGGAGTGTTAGACTGAGCATTTATCTCCTTCTGCTTAACAGCCTGTTCGCCGATATTGGCGAACATAGGAAGCGCATAATCAAGAGGATCAAAACGAGTCCACTGACGATGTAAACCCTGCTGATAAGCAGTATCAGGAAGCACAGAAACAAGCACAAACAAAAATCCATGCTCCTCACAAGAATAACGGAAAGTCTCACCACCGCCAACACTAATACCGTGACCGGCCATAGAACCAACGGCAACCTCAGCATCAGAAGCATCGTTGGAAGACTGGGCAGTACTTAAAACCTCACTAATAACCATGTTTTGAGTCATAGCACCAAACATTTCAGGACGCTGCAAACGAGCATCAGAAGACTTCACACCGTAGTTACCCATAAGGAACTCAGTAAAACGAGTACCAACACGATTCAACAACTCCAACCACTCCTGAAGGCGAAAAGCACGACGAAGTGTATTAATAGTCACAGCATCAGCCTGAACATCAACCGTCAAAGAACCGTTAGGATCATATTGCACTGCAGCACCATCTGTGTGCATAGACTTAGAAATAGGAGAAGGGCCGGCCCAATTATTCATAGTAACATCAGTACTCAAAATAGTACCAACAACAGACTTACGAAGAAAAGAGGCATTATTGGCCTCAGTACCCACCCTCCACGTATACCCTACAACCCGGTCAACAGCAATAGTCAAAGGAATCTGAACAGCAGTACCCTCTTGAGGATCAGGTAAACAGGAGGTAAAATAATCATGCGCCCAAGCGCGCTTAGCGGGAGAATCAGCAAGCCAAGAAACAAAAGCAGCAGTATTGTCACCAGGAACAATAGTAACATCATACTCATCTTGGAGCTGCTCAGAACGATACCACTCATTCCAAATCTTCAAATAAGCAGCAAACTGCAAAGGAGAAAAACGAAGTGGGCCAGGATAAGTACCAGTAGGTATACCAAGATAGTCGGCAAGACTACCAACAACAACCTCAGAACCTTCGGACAACTGAACATAAGGAGCCTCAGCACTAGACTGGCGAGAAACCCATTTTTCCCACTCAGGCCAAAGGATACGAGTGGGAACAAAAAAAGCATGAGTAGAAACACGAATACGGTGCATCACAGGAGCAACCATAGGCATTAAACGGAGCATATTCTGAGGACGAATAGAAAAACGATCACCCGGAATACAATCCATACAAATAGCAGGAATCAACTGACCCATCTTAAAGGACAGTTTAAAATCATGCGTCAAATCAAAACCATTAGAATCAACACGAGGAATCTGAACGGTATTAAAAACGTTTTTTTGCATTGTAACGACGTTTAAAAGATGAACGATAAAATTTCTTCCGGGACTTAAAGCGATAAGAAGCAGTACGACCAGGGCTCCAGAGAAGTTTAGAACGAGCCAGATCACGAGGAACTGAATACTTCATAAAAAAAGAATTAAAAGGTAAAAAAATAGAGCAACTGCCGAAACAGTTGCCCAGGAAACATTAAAGGCGATAGCCACCACGGGGAATAAGCATAAAGCCAGCAGAACCGCGAGAGCGGTGAAATCGAGAGCGGCCACGACGACGACCACGACTGTAACGAGACATAAGCAAAAAATTTAGAAAGTGAAATTATTCATTCGGACGATGCCGAAAATTAGAACCAGACGGTAACTTCTGCAAAAGACGAACAGGATTATCAGGATTATCCTGAACAGCCTTAGACAAAAGAAGAGCAGCAGCACGCTGCCAAAGAGGATCTTGCCAGGTAATACCCTTAGACTTCAACTCAATCTCCAACTGTTTCAAAGTACCATCCTTCTGCATAAGATTAATAGACTCACGAACACGATCACGCTCAGCATAAGCACGCTGGGTCTCAGCCCAGGTATGCAAACGACTAGCGTGCATATTAGCACGCTGTTCAACCATGTTCAACATACGCTCAGAAGCCTCACGCAAACTAGAAGACTGAGCAACAGCACGACGAGCGTCCTCATTGATAGACAAATCAGTAGAAGTACGCAACTGGCGCAAACGCTCACGCATCATATCACCAGAAGTCTCGCGCATATCATTCTTAAAACCGAGATCAAACTCACCAAGACCGGACTGAATACCCTTCAAAATAGCTTCCTGGTCGATCACATTCTTTTGAGCGCGAAGATTCTCAGCTTGCGCCTGTTTAATATCAAGATCATAGATAGCATTCATGTAAGCAAGTCCACCAACTTGAAGACCCTGACCCCATTCAGGGGCTCGAGACTGAGGAGCCTGATAATCTGGAGTAGAAATAGGGCCAGCATTATTGGACTGGCCATAAATCAAATGAGGATTCAAACCAGCATCCTTAAAACGAGCCATCTGAGAAGCGGGACTATTGTACTCATTCTGAATCTGCCAAAACTCATAGTTATCCGCTTTCTGACGATTATACATCTCAGTAGCAAACTGGCGGTTCTTCTTATTCTGAACGCCAGTAGAAATAGCATTAATAGTTCCACCAACAAGACCAGAACCGGAACCAAGTAAAGCATCACCAGTGATAGGCATAGCCAAAAAATTTAAATTGTGAAACAATTATTAGTGACAACGCCACCTAGTAGGCCATTCAAAAACCTCGTCAAACGCTTCGCAATGCTACGCTCTTTCCTAGATTCATCAAAGCCTACAAAAATGGCTCCTGTCACTTAGCAATAATACATCAAGGAAATTATTGCAAAACCAAGTTTTTAGAGAAAAACTTTAACAAAACTTTAATAACAAGCCCGTAGCCGGGACACGCCTGCAGCGGGCATTCTACACGCCACCCAGGGGGCAGAAAAAGCCCCCTGGATGTCGTGTAGAAAAATGTCCGACGAGACAAAACGGCATTCCCTACTCAGTAGGAACCTCCTTAGCAGCAGCAAGAAGAGCAGCAGACTCAGCAGCACGACGAGCAGCTTGACGCTGCTCAATAGAACCACGAAGAGCAGACACATCAGATTTAACAGTCTGCGAAAGCTCAAAACGATCAACCTTAGAAAGATTCTCAACACCAGCAGGAACAACACTATCATCATCACCTAAAAAAGTAGGCTCAAAATGCTTAACATCAGCACCGCGAGCATAACGCCGCTCAATCTCTTGAATGGAAAGAGTAGCGTCAGGAACCGTCTTAGAAGGCTTAGTATTACGTTCACCTCGACGGTTAGAATGACCCAGGTTGTACAAACGCTGGTTAACAACACCTTTAATCATCATAAATCACGATTTTGTTGATTTGAATAAAATTGAGTGTAACGGCCAAACCGCTTACCATCCTTATAAGCCTCAAACGTATAACCAGGAACATGAGCATACATCTGCTCAAACTCACGCCGCTCAGCGGCCTCCTGGACAGCAGCAGACTCCTGAATAAGAGCAACTTGCTTTTTCAAATCAGAGTCAGAGAAGATCTTCTCACGATAATAACGAGGCATAGAAACTTTATAGCCTCCGTCCTTGACAACATACAAACGAGAAATATCAGCCTGGTGAAACTGCTTAACAGCGTCAGTAAGATAATTCTTACCCAAACCAAGAGACATCAACGAAAACTCAGTGTCACGGTCATCACGAGCAAACAACCGCTTAGAGTGCGGTTTATCAATGTACTTCATAGTATATGCAATACTGTTGGAACTAACAGTTCCAACAACAACATCACCAAGACCCCAAGCTTTATTATAAAGCTCAGGATCAACGCAGTTAAAAATAATAGCATGGTAATGAGGACGCTTGCGCTTAGAACCATACTCACCAGCACAGTAATACTTCAACTTAACACCAGGACACAACAAACGAAGACGTTTCATAAAATCCTGGTAATCCTTCTT